GGTACCTAACGACATCGTATGTACTCCTGGTTACCCCCGCCGTATCCCTTTGGATACGGAGAGCGCACCCAGGATCGACAGTTGGCTTCCGTTGAGAAACGGAAGACTTGTATTGAGAGCAGCCGTCTGAAGAGACCTAACTCGGTCTCCTCGGACAAGCGTTGCGTTACCTCCAGTATATTCCGGATGGGATGTACGGGAGATATCAGAAGTTGTGTCTGACTGTGTCATAATGCAACAGTTAACTGCTTTCGCAGGAACTGTATTATTATGGGCCTCTAAGAGGTTTTGCACATTCAGAAACCAGTCCGCTAGCCACGACCAGGGAAGAAGTTCCCAAGCCGTTAAGCCTAGTGAAAAGGCGTTGAGCCCAAACACTAGTCGGCGAGCGTACGCCTTCTTCTCTGAATCTGTGATAAATTGCGGAGGTGACGTTGGGATCCACCTCACGGTGCCCCAACGTTTAACCTTCGTAATAGTAGTAACCCTTGCAGTAAGCAAGAGACTACCTCCAAACTCCGAAGCGATAATAGTTGTTGAACTACTAGACTTCGTATCGGACCACAGATTCACGCGACGCCTAAGACCTCCCTTAGAGTATAACCGATCAAGTTCGTTGATACGTTTATCAACAGCATCTTGAAAGGAGATAATCTTTTTGAGATCAGACAGAAGTGGGGCAATACCAAACTTATAACCCAAATACGCGTCTGCCGCTTCCTTAATTTTTCCCTTTCGGGAAAGGTTGCGGCCGAGCGTCTTAAGGTTTAGAGCGAGGCGCCCTGCCTGTCGGATCATCATCGGGAAGTCCTTCATCTCACCAATAAAGGTAGGTAAAGAGATATCAGCTCTTCCAGGATTTGTCCTGGCTAAGAGATCTGACATACTCGATGCCTCCGATGGAGGTGAGGTGGAGATATGACCAGGTACGGCTCGGTTTAAATGTACATCCCAGTTAATGTACGTCCAAGTAAAGTTATTTGGAGGTCCATTAGTGTGAGTACCATTAATCAAAGTGTACTTCCTATCGATTTTAGAAATCGAAAGGGCGTGCGGCTTTGATCGGCCGAGCTCGTCATCGCAGATATACCATTGTTTCTGTCCTGTCAAGGACTGAGTGACAGTGGTACATCCGGGCACACAAGTTACCCTTGACCCAGAGTGGGTCACGGTTGGCTTGAATTCCCGGTGTCTGGCCATACTTAGATGCTCTCATTGAGGACACAGGATTGTGCTGACTCTTGTCAGGGACAGGGCGCGAGCCCTGT